ACTGAAGTATATGCACCCGCAGTAGATGTGATAATAGCAGATCCAGAATTACCTACAACTTTCTTACCTACGTCTGCTGCGTTAAATGCGCTAGAAGTTGAACTAGTAAATCTAAACATATCGGCTGGTTCAGTTAAAATTATTAGTTTAGTTCCATCAGAATTCCATGTCATGCCTCTTGGATCATTTCCGGCATTAGATGGATTTAACGTTTGAATACTTGTACGAGATATAGTTGATAAATCGTATGCAGTTGATAGATCATATTCTATAACTGCTTCACTTGTATCAGGCATTCTTCCAATTAAAAGATACATCTTCTTGCCATTATCATTAAAAATGCCAGAATAAGCATATGCTTCAGTAGAACCTGAAGGTAAATCTGCATTATAACCAAAGGTTGAAACAGCACTTTCCGAACTTATATCATAAGCACCTGGTAATTGTCTCTCATATATTGTCCATGTAGCACTACTACCCACATATATCTTGGTTCCATCACCATTAAAATGAAAATGAAGCATAGACGTTGAATAAGCTATAGAAAGACTAACACTATCATAAGAAGTTGTACTTAAATCATATGCTGTTGATAAACTATATCTATAAATTTGCCGATTGGTTGAACCAAGAATAAACATTTTTGAGCCGTCAGAATTAAACTGAAAATCCCTAGGACTTGAATCTTGTGTTACCGAAAAACTAACACTATCATATGATGCTGTGGTTATATCATATGCTGTTGATAAACTAAACTGATAAATGCCATCTGGACCCCCATCAGAAAGAATATACATCTTTGTGCCGTTATTATTAAATCGTATTGCTTCGTTATTACCAGAAATACCAGTTGCCGCAGTTACACTATCGTAAGCAAAATTAGTAAAATCATATCCTGAAACAATTGAACTGCTACTTGTAAAAGTACCATCGCCAGTAGCACTAGGAGTTAATGTTGCACTAGAATAAGAAATAGGTTTCTCATCGAAAAACTCATAATTAGTAGCATTAGCATTAACATCCCACTGACCTTTAGAACTAAATCCTTGCTGTGGAACTTCTTTAAACACACTTACATTTGGAACTGGGCTTACATTAGAAGATAAAGTAATAGTAGCGCTTTCATTATTAGCAAAACTTTTAGTTAAGCTGCCCATAGTACCCGCTATTCCTCCTCCAGAGCTAATTGTAATATTTCCAGAGCCTAATAATGAATTACCATTTATAGTCTTAATATTAGTATTAGACACTAAAGTACTTTGATATCCTGATAAGTCAGGAGGTGTGTACATAAGAACTTCTGAACCGCTATCATAGGAAATAGATCCTGTGCTAGAAGCGGAAGCATTAGCTACTGTAAGATTAGAACTTCCTCCTATTTTAGAAACAGATATAGTATCTCCTGAAGCAGTATTAGATCCTAGCACTATAGACGTACCGCTAGTAGCAGTAAACTCTGTGTTAGCTAATTTAACACCATTTAGAAATACCTGTACGCTACCAGGAATATAAGTAGCTGCAAAAGAAGTTTGATTTGCAGTAGCTGTAAATTCATAGTCTGTTAGAGCAGGAGTACTAGCACCACTAGATCCTCCTGTAGATTGATCTACCCATGCATAGTCTGAACCATCCCAACTCAACACTTGATCTGTTGATGCTGTTGATTGGTTTAAATGTAAATCAACATCAGAGTTTCCATAACTACTTGCAACAGTGCCAGGTTCCCATTTAGAATTAGCATTTACATATACTAGTGCTTGACCATTACTAGGAGTATTAGTAGTTATGTCAACATCTGTAAGATCGTTAAGAGAAGCGCTAGACATCCCAAAGTTAACTATCTCAACATCATCTCCTAGAAGAGTAGCATTATCTAGTACAACTGAGTCTCCTGTAGAAGCTGAAAATGCATTATTAGATAGTTTAACACCGTTTACATATACTCCTATTTTACCCACAGTATAAGTAGGAAGAGCAGGGGTGCTAACATCATTAAAAGTTGTTATGCCCGCAGAGGTATTATTGTATAGAGTAGAAGAGTAAGATGTGCCAGATATAACACCTCCGCCCCCTCCTGAACCTACAGATCCTGAAAATTCAAAATCTAAATATCTAACTTCTACAGTAGTTCCAGATATTAAGGGTCTAGTATTACTAAGAGTTAGATCTGTATTAGATACTGTATACTCTGAAGGTTTTTGAGCTATGCCTCCATAACTTACTAAAAGTTTATTTACGTTATCAGTAGTGTTTACAAGAGTAAAAGTATTTGTGCTTCCGTCTATTGAAAATTCTTGAGAAGTAACATTAGCAACGGATACATTACTCCCACCAGCCCCAAAAGTATTGTTAGCATAAACACCAAAACTATCTACAGTGCTAGTTAAAGAATTTACATTATCTTGAACTAAATCTGCAGGCCCACCAACTCCTTGACTTACAAACGACAAATTCCCGCTACCATCAGTAGCGAGAACTTGACCTGAAGAACCTACAGAAGTTGGAAGAACTAAATGGACATTAGAAGCAAGAGTTGCATCAGCTGCAATACTAGAAATAAAAGAATTTGATTTAAATTCTATATTAGATGTAGACACCTGGTCTACGCGAAATGCTTGTTGTACCATTTAGTTTCCCTATCCACCAAAAGATTATGTACTTTGCAGAGTTAGTTAGATTTCTCTGTAAAGCTTAGTTTATTGTATTAAGTTGTGTGAAGCCACTGATATCTTTTTATTAGCGCTTCCGCCACTAGAGCGAACTGATATTATATCTGAACCATCAATAGTTACATTGAAAGTAGACAACTCATTAGTACCAGTGTGTACTGCTCCATACTCAGTAAAGTGAACATCTGTACCATCATGAACAATTAACATTTTGTTTATTTGATACTCAGAGTTACTTATATCTTGAGTTAAGAAAGTAAGCTCTGCGGCTCTATATACTGTACCAGGAAAGTTAAATATTTCTGTGTCAGCTGTGCCAACAGAAGATTTAACATTAGAAGTTACGTGTAATTGAGTATTAAGCTTAGTTACAGGAGTAGAAACAGAACCTAAGAAGGTTGAATCGCCTGTAAAATCAGTTGTACCATCAATAACTGCATCTAAATTAGCGTTAACTGTATTAATGTTAGTAGCGTTAGTACTAATATTAGTATTGGCAGCAGTTAAACCATTTACTACTGCAGAAACATTATCTTGTACAAGATCAACGTCTGCACCAATAGTAGACGCAACAGTAATCTGATCGGCAGCAGTAGTTAAAGTTATACCGCTTCCTGCTACAAAAGTAAGAACATCTGCATTAGCGCTAGCTGCTACGTCACTCTGTCCAGATACTTGGATCGTATTATAGTATACTAGTGAGTCTAATCTATTAGCATTAGTAACTGTGTTAGAAGATATTGTTGGTAGATCAGCTTCTACAGTACCAAATCTAGTACTAAGATCAGCTATATCTATTCCATCTACTGTTCCGTCAACAACTAAGTTATTAACTCTTAAGTCTGCATAACCACTAAAGTTAAAGTCAGTAACTACGTTACTACCTTCATCTTGTGTAAATGCTAGAGCTATTTGATCAGCAGACTCATCCCAACCTACAAACACATTAGCGTCTGAGCCTCTAGAGATAAGAACACCAGAGTCAAAAGAAGCTGCAGCAGCACCATTTGATAGAATAAGAGTTCTATCTTGAATAGTAGTATCTACAGATCCGATAGTTGTTTGAGTACCTCCAACTACTAAATCTCCATCTACAGTAAGATTTTGATTCATAGTTACATTGCCAGTAAAGGCAGTAGTACCATCTGTAATTGCAGCTACGTTGTCTTGTACTAAATTAACATTAGCATTAGTAGCAGCAACATTATCCTGTACAGTATTAACATCAGTAGAGCCATCAACATGAATAGCTACACTTTTACTACCTGCGTCACCGATAAGAGTGATGCCGTCACCTGCAGTAAGAGTAAGCGAATCCGCATTAGCTCCTGCATCTACGTTAACACCATTAGCTGTTATGCGTCTAAAATATTTTAGAGAATCTAGTCTAGTACTAGCTGTTGCTACGTTATCTTGAACAGTATCAATAGAAGTAGAACCTGCATTTACATTGTCTTGTACATCATCTATTAACCCTGATAAAGTTACATAAGTATTATGGGTATTAGCTACTCCAATCACAACATTGTCTTGTACAAGATCAACATCAGCTTTTAGAGTAGTATAAGTGTTATAAGTGTTAGCTACGCCTGTTAATATATCTGTAGCATTAGCAGATACATTACTTTGTACTGTATCTACTGCAGATTGAAGCGCGACTACACTTCCGCCTAACGCGAGGGAGTTAGCGGTATTGTCATAAAAGAATCCACCAGAGGTAGAAGAAATATTACCTCCGACTATAATACCTTTTTTGACCTTAAAGTCTTTTTGTTCCGTTGCCATTTAAGTGTCTCCTTAGTCTAAGAATCTTAGAATCTTAATAGTATTATTTGAACTTACAGCGCTAGCTTTTATCTCAACGTTATTGGTTGCTATATTAGCATTAAAAGTAACAATAGGTTGCGTACTAGAATGTACAATTGCATATTCTGTCAATTTTACATCAGTACCATCATGGACTAATAATACCTCAGAACTTTGGTATTGTCCATATGTTAAATCTTGAACATTGATAATTAGCTTTGCAAAGTTAAAATCGTTTTTATTAAAAGAACTTACTACTGTTTCAATAGTAGTAACGTCTGTTTGAGTAGTCGAGTTCATAGTAAAACTTTCAACTCCTCCAGAGGAAAAACTAACATTACTTACAGAAGATAACTCATCTAAGTTTTCTATGCCAATAGTTCCTATATATCTTGCTCCAGATATAAATATACTCTTTCCAGAAAAATTTATACCGTTAGGCAGATTATTACCGATAAAATTTAGTACTCCTGATTCATAGTCAAAAAACCATTCATCATTATTTCCGGAGCCTGTTATAAATAGTCTTGTGCCATTAGTTTCAGGATTAGTTTCTCCAGCATCTGCAACATGAATTACTACTAAGTATGTAGATCCAAATTGAGGAGGAATCCAGTTAGACAATCCTGTTTTCCAAGTTCTATGCTGTGTTGAAGTGTTATCAGCTACACACTCTACTGAGTTAGAAGTAGACTCAGAATATATTTCAACAATATTTGAAGAACTTGAAGGTTTTACTGTAGGTACTAAGTTAGCTTGAATCCATGTTAAATCTCCACGCTCAATAAAGGGGGAAGGAATAGCTTCATTAGCTGCAAGCTTATTAGCATTAGTATCCGTTTTAGTAGCTGCGAAACCTACTTTTTTCCATAGATAGTCTATTTTTTGTGAGTCAGATATAGCCATTAGCTAGTCTCCTCGAAACTTAAAGAAGTTAAGCTTTGACCATTAGAAAGTCCTATGGATATCAAAACTTGATTTGCTGTTGCATTAGAAGCATTTTCTGTTCCAAACGTTAAAGTGTATGTTTGATTATTTATATACGATCCTGTAGGTATAATATCTGCGCCTGTTAAAGCGCAACCATCGCTACCATTTCCTCCACCGCTAGTATTAGATCCAGGTTGACCCGCACCATTATATTGACTAGTAGCAGTCAACCAACCATTAGATCCAGATGAGCTATCTATTCCTGAGCCAGGAAGAGCTATGTTGAAAGAAGAGATAGTTCCTGTTAGTCTTACTTTGAAGTTTGCCATATTAGAGCGTCTAAATGCAAGTCTGATAAACTGGGCCCCATTACGTCCAGTAGCTAGATCAGGTCCTACAGGTAGATACCCGCTACTTAAGTCAGTATTAAAGTGCTTTAATATACCCCACCTAACAATAGCTTCATCTGTGCCCGCAACAGTTTGAGATCCTGACCATACAGAGGTATTAAAATAGTCAGTAGAAGAAGTAAAAGAAGGAGTAGCGCCACTAACTCCTGACAATACTATACGTTTAGCATCGTCATTATATGTAGCACCCAAGTTATCACTTACTGATATAGTCTCTTCATTGAATCCAGATATAGACTGACTATAAACTTGAAGCTTAGTATCTGAAAGCTCTGAGTAGCTTCCTGTACCGTTTACATTTTTCATTCTAAACTTTAAAGTTTCAGAAACTCTTGCAGAACCGTTTACATTTATAGAAATATCTCCCAAAGTGTACTTGTTAGAACTGTTCACTCCTGTACCTTTTAGAGGAACTGAACTAGATAAATAACTTGAAGCACCGTCAAGGTCACTATAATTTTTATTTTGAGTTGAAATAGAGTTACCGCTTGTGCTCTCAAAATTTGTAGCAGGAGCTATTGTAAAAGGAGTAGAAGTATCTCTATACGTTTGATCAATCCAATTATATACTTGAGCCCCACTTAAAAGAACTTGAGCACCGCTATTATAGTACGCAAGTCCCGAAATATATCTTTTTGTGCCTGCAACACTTTCTGTTAGAGTTGCTGAGGCTAAATCTATACTAGGAGTATCAGTTAAGCTTTCTTTTACTATCTCAACTGTATTAGTAGAGCCTTCTGTGCTATGCTGAAGAGAAAAGGAGTTAACGCCGTCCGATAAAGTAGTAGCACTCTTTTGTATATAAGCTTTGAATACTCTATAAAATCCTTCAGGGTAAATTCTGCTGCTACCAGAAACTGAGTTACCGGTAGCTCCTGAGCCGTTGGCATCAATATCTTCACTTATAACAAGAGACGTATAGGTTCCTGCATCATTGCCAGTAGTAAAGGTTTTAGTACCGTCTACACTTCCATTTACAATAGCACTTAGATCGCCTGATACAGCATTATAAGCATAAGAGCTTAAAGTATCGGTTGTTACAAACCCAACTTGGTCTACAGTTCTGTTCACACTATCTCCTGCGCTAGCACTAGCTCCTCCAGTATTATCATCAAAACTAGATGTTAATAAAGGAGATAGACCTACGTCTTCTGAAGTCATAGTTATGGTTTTAGAAGATAGTCCTGCAGGAGCGCTGGGTGGATTAGCGATTTCAATATAGTTATTTCTTGTATCAGTATCATCAGTAGCTGTCAAAGAGTTATCTCCTGTAGCGAGTAGTGAAAGGTTGTAGGTTCCTGTAGAAGTATATTCATGAGTTATATTAGCGCCAGTAGGAGTACCTGCTGCACCTTCAGAAAGAGAAGTGTTAGTAGAGTCACCAAACGACCATTCATAGGTATCAGTATTTTCAGATTGATTTATGAACGTAGCTATGTTTCTCTTATTACCACTATAGTCTGTGAATAAGTATCCTAGTCTAGAACTAGAAGAGTTAAGACCTTGAGATATAGTACTCATAGTTCCTACATATTCAGAGCGAGGATCAGTATTTACAGTTATAGTAGTTGCTGAGCTTGCAAACGGAGAAGTGCTATGACCATTATACAAAGATAAGGTTACATCAAAGGTCTGCTGTACTGCTCTGTTAGATAGTGCAAAAGTATGAGATATGCTCTGATTAGTATCTCCGCTAGAACCAGAACCTGCATTAACATACTGAGATGTTCCGTCTCCCCAATTCCACTGATATCTAATAGTATCAGGATAAGAAGAGTTGTTACCAGGAGCACTGCTGGTAGTATTAGTAAAGGTTACTGGTAAGCCCGAAGTGGCTTCTTCATTGTTGCCGCTTGTAACACTTGAAGTAAAAGTAGGGGTATGAGTAGAGTATACATATACAGAAGAGTTAGTGCTATCATCTTGACCGTTTGAAGAGGCAGCAGCCGTAAGAGTTATAGTGTAAGTTTCATCTCCTGCAGTATTATTATAAGTGTGTGAAATGCCGCCCCCACCTGGAGTGCCTGCACCGCTAGAACCTAGAGAGGTATTAGATGTTCCGTCTCCCCAGTTAATTTCATAAGAGTCAGTAAACTGAGAGCTATTAGTAAGAGTTACTGATGAGGCATCGTCTATAGTAGTATCAGCAATAGAAAAACCAGCTATAGGAGCAGGAGTTTGTAGTGATATATAGTTAGAACGAGTAGAGAATGCTTCAGATCCTTCACCTGATCCTGAAGTATTTTTAGCTGTTACTGTTATAGTTTGAAGACCTCCATCAGGTACAACATAGGTATGAGGCACAGAAGTAGAAGAAGTTGTTGTATTAGCTGTTCCATCTCCCCAGCTTATTTCATAATTATTAGCATTGCCTTCAGCAGTTATTGTAAGGGTAGTGTTTAGTGGGGAGTTGCCTGCGGTAACATTAGAAACAAAAGACACTTCTTTTACAAAAGTATCATTTCTTACATTTTCAAGAACTTCATTAAGAATATCAATAGCATCAGTAACTTTTGTAGTAGTATTAAAATATTGATAAGCGCCATCTGCCAAAGATGAGTCTAAGCTTGTTCCAAGAGCAAGAGTGTTAGCCGTAGTATTAACAGAGTTAGCTATTAAATTAGTAACTTCGATAGTTTGAGCTACAAGGTTACCAGTAGACACACTATGAGTTGCTTCAACTGTTACTCCAAATACGTTACTTTGAGTTACGCTAGCAGTTATGCTGTCTGCAGTCATTTCACCTGCTCTAAAGTCGGCAGGACTTCCACTAAATACTTCTCCGCTATTTGTTGCGTCTAGTAAAAATGAATAAGAATTAGAAGCTGCGTTCCAACCAAAAAATCCTAGTTTAGACTGATTATCTTCGTAGTATCTAAATTCTACTCCGCGATCTTTTCCATCTGATGATTCTAATGCTGTATTTCCTGCAAGAGTGATAATAGGATCTTTTAGAGTAGTAACAGTAGTATCTACAGAAGTAGTATTTCCTTCTACAATTAAGTTTCCTAATAGTAGAAGATTAGTAGCGTCAAGAGTTATGCTTCCTGCATTAGAAGAAATATTAGAACCACTAATTACTATATCGCCTATGTTAGCGCGAGGAAAGCCTGTTTTAAGATATGTTTCATTAATAGCTGACACTAAATTAGAAGTGTCAACAGTAACTAGATCTGCTTTAGACCCTACATTAGACTCTACTCTAAACTCTAGTGAGTTTACATTTGCAGTTAGTGAGTCTAAGTTAGCTACTGTACGTACTTCTAGAGTATTTACATTTGCAGTTAAAGTATTAAGGTTAGCAGTTACAGAAGAGTCTAAGGCTTCTACATTACCAGCTAAGGAGTTTAAGTTTGCAGTTACACGAAAATCTAGTGAATTTACATTTGAAGTAGTTAAATCTAAATTGGCTTGGGTGCGACTTTCAAGAGCGTCTGCATTAGCTGTAATAGTATCAAGGTTAGCAGTTACACGTAGATCAAGAGCTACAACATTATCAGTTGTAGCATTTATATTAGCGCTTACATTGTCTGCAAGAGATACAACATTTTCGTGTAAAGAGGTAACGTTAGCTTGAAGTTCAGCAATATCTTCTCCGCCTACATCTGCAATAGCAGCGTTAGCGTATGCAGCATAAGCATCTAGGTTAGAACTTACTACTCCAATATTAGCTGTAAGTTGTACTACGTTGTCATCAAGATCTTGTAGGTGCTGAGCGTTACCACTTGAAAGAGAATTTATAGCCGCAACAATATTATCGCTTACGCCCGTATTTAAGTTAATAGGATCGCCTGTTAAAGCTATAATCTGAGCGTTGGAAGCTAAGTCACTTGCGACAATTTCAACGGTGTCAACAGCGTTTGCATCAGCAGTAAGACTTACACCAGGAATTCTAACTGTGCCATCAGGATCTACATTAAAGTTTTGAATATCAATTGAAGAGCCGCTAATAGAAGAATTAGCGCCGATAAAGATTGTACCTTCTGCAACGTGTATTTCTTTAAACTTACGTTCAGGAGTACCTAAACTAGTAGCTTCGTCAGAGCTAGGTACAATATTAGAGCCTACAACAATACTTGCTCCAGGTATAGAAGTGTTAGCACTAATAAAAAGATCACGGGCGTCTCCTGAACGCACCGTGATCTCATTTTGATGTTCACCTATACCGATGTTAAGATTACCTACGTTGGCATTCTCTTCACCTTTGGGACCTCGTATCCCTACTTCTACAACTTTTATAGCCCCTGAATTAGGAGCTGTTACGACTACTTGATTTGTGGTCTCGGAGACAGTGACGGATTGTACTGTTTCACTTACGGTTACTCTGTTGCTCAAACTGTAATCTCTGGAACTACGTTAAATTTTCCTTCGAGTATTCTAGTAACAACTCCAGAAGGAGATTGTATTTCGAGATCATATTTAAGAGAACCAGGAGGTATAGCAGAAGTATTAGCTGCAGCAATTAATAGCCTAACGTTTCCGTTAGCTCCATCTTCGCTGTCTTCTACTGAACCATTTAATATACAGTGACCATTTGAGGTAGCATTACTATGTAAATCTACTATAAGATCTCCCCCACTATATTCACGAACGTGCATCCTAACTAAATAGTTGTTAAGACTTACCGCTGTACCAGTGGAATCTTTATAGGTTATGATTTTATCAAAAGTAGCTCCTTGCTCACAAGTGAAATTATACTTTCCTGCTGACATTTATTTTTTGTCTCCTAGCAGATCCTTCATCAAGGAATCGTAGTTATTATTGATTTGTACGGCTACTCCAGTATCGCGCTTTGGTCGTGCTGAGGTTTCCATATCATTAAGAAGCTTCATCCAATCAAGTAAATCTTTCTTAGAATAGACACCTGACTCAAAAGCTTCCTGTAGTTTTTCGTCGATAACTTTGTTTATAACTGTTAATCGCTTTTGGCGATTTAAGTAGCCTTGGCTTAAATAAACGTTATCCACGTAAGATTTAACTTCTTTATTCTCAATAATACTGGTTACTTGGTCCATTGTCAATGAGTGATTTTTAGCTATTTCATCAATGCTCTGACCGGCTAGAAAATCATTTGCGACAAGTAGATATGTAGGATCAAGCGCTGGAGCAGCGAGTGATTCATTTAGTTGTTCACTATAAGTAACAGGTATGTTTAATTTATCATTCATTTATAAGTCTTCTTTTAATTTATCCCAAGGTTGTTCACCTGACCATGCTTGGAAGTTTCTTACTGGTGCTAGCAAACACATTGTTTTGTCAGGAAACATAATTGTAATGCTAGTTGTTTTAGTATCTAAGTTAGTCCAAATGTACAATCCAGCTTTAAAAAACTGTTTTGTGCTAGATTCACGTATTAGGCTATCTCCAGTAAAGATTAGACGCTCATCTACTTTACGAAGAACCTCAAATACGTCTATAACATTGTTGCAAGGAAGCATAGCTGTCATAGTTTTTTCTTGTCCTAAAGCATAGCTAGTTGTAGTTAAAAATAGTGCGGTAATTAAAAATAGATTTTTCATAGTTCACTCTCATATGTTATGGTGAAGATCATATCAGCAACTCCATAAGGAGCCATAACACCTTCATCAGTGCTAAGTTGTAATATTCTTACATCAACTAAACAATCTACACGATTTTTTAAATTATTGAGTACATGCTCTACATCGTCTAGTAGAGCTTCTGCCCACCAAGTAGAATCTTCATGTTCTCCTAAGTCTTCATGCACATATCCTCTAAGATTAAAAGTAGCAGTTTTATATCTAATACCTGCTTCAGCTTCTCTAAAGGCTTCTTCTACTATATAAAAGCAGAGCGTAGGAAAATCATTAAGCTCATATAAAAACCTGTAGCTTGGAAAACAATTTTCATGACAGTCTGTATTAAACGTATACTGTTTATGCCCAGGAAGGTGCGCTGTTTGGATGGAGGTGCCTCCATCAATAGTTCTTAGTTCTTCTGTTAAACTTCTAAGTAGAGTTAGCTTATTCATTCTGGCTGTACAGGCTTTGTACCAAAAGCTCTATTGTAGCCTGGGTCTTCATCATAAGCGCCTGCCCACTTATTCTCAGTAAAGGCTGCAAACTCTATAAGAGCATCTAAATCAAAAAATATGTCAGATATCCAACTCTCAAGTTCTATTGTTTTAGCTTTTAAGTCTGCTATATCGCGCGACTCGTTAACTTCATCTTCTACAGCCATACGACTAGTTAATTGTGCAACTTGCTCGCTTAGTTGTTCTATTGTTTGTGCTTGTTGAGCTGTCCACCATACAAAGCCACTAACTTGTAGTACTATTGCAACAACAACTCCTATACTAAACTTTGTGTTCATTTTTATACTCCATTTCAGTTATAACCTCACGGCCTTCACGATCATTGGCAATACCCGCAGCTAAACTTTGTATCTGTTCTATTATGTGATTGCAAGTGTCTTGATCATATTCTTTTTCTGCTTGTTCAGAAAACTCATTACGCAGTCTGTGTACTTGTACAGCTAAATCGTGCATTGTATTTATGCGTTGTATAACACTCTCAATGCTATGTCTCATGATCACCTCTCAAATGTTTTTCATACGCTTCGTCAAACCCATCTTCATGGTAACACAGCTCATGGTTACCCCACATGCGTTTAAAATATCCATTATAACTATCTTTCATAGTTTTAGAATCTACAATATGACCTTTAACCATATAAAACAGTTTAGCTATTTCTCTATCAGTCATCGCTTATATCCTCACTTAAATTGCTATAACGCAGCTTAGGTGTATCATCCCTACAACGCTCACTGCAGTACCATATACGACCTTTGTTAGATATACCACAAAACACATCATAAGCACGATGATCACCGTTGCTAAGTGCTTCAAAAGATATATGAGTAGCATTACACCTGTTCATGAAACTACTGTCAGCTCATAAGTCTCCATAACTTCATTTGTCTGAGAAGAAGCAACGCTGTGAGCCTGTTCTTCGCTTTCTGCCGTAAAGTAAAGTACTTTACCTATTCTTGTATCTACTACGCAGTCAAAACCAATACTTGCAAGAGCGCGAGAGGTTGCCATGCCTGCATTGTCAAGTATTCCAGGATGTAAATTTATAATAGCACAGTACTTTTTCATAGTCCTAAGCTCCACATCCATATTGGTATAACTATAAAATGTAGAAACACGCATAAAAATATCATTAACTTAACAGTTAACATATTATTATTTTTGTTAGTCATTTATCAGTCTTTCTATAGCATTAACATATCCAGGCATAGAGTGATCACTTATAGAGTCAAAACGTCCGGCAGCTAGTCCAAGACCTATGCCACGTATACGATCCCATGCTCTTGATAATCCTCGTATGCTACGTTGCTTACCGCAAGAACTTATATACTGCTCAGCGCCATCATGACGATAACCCATTATCCATAAAGGTACGCGTGTTACCACATCATTATTATTAACCCAACGACTATGTGTAACACTCAAAGAACAGCAAAAAGCTGCATTGCCTACGCGAGGAGAGCCATAAGTATAAAGTTCTCTTACCTCTGGTAACATTATATCATCTTGACAACGAGATGCCAAGATTGTTGCCATTGCGGCTCCTAGTGAATGTCCACAAAACCATACTCTACGGTTGCCTGCTGCTTTCAAATGTGGTAATATCAAAGAATATAAATCATTACACTCTTGTTTAAAACCTCGATGCACACGACCTACTGTTTCTGCCGCAGTCATAGCTGCTTTAAGATCAGCGCTTACATCATTCCATTCGCCTGGCTCTGTTCCACGACACGCAATTACTAAATCATGTTTGCTTGAAAAGCAATAGGCTTGTGCACCGTCACGATCTAAAAAAGTTATGTCACTAAAACCTAGCTGTTGGCCTCTTCTACGGGCAGGGGTTTCATCTCTGTAAGAAGTGTTTGATAGTCTTGCAAATAACAAACTCTTTTCTAAGAAGGATAATTCTTCAATCATAGTAAGACTCCTTTACAAAATTAATTGTATATAGCATAAAGTTATCATAGTATTTGTACTATGTCCAACTCTTTTAACGAAAATTCAAAAAATTACTGGGGGAACGCGTGCGGGTGTGCGCAGCGCACGCATAGGTTGTAATGTGCCAAAACCGCCCTACCATAGGTTGCAAAAATAAGAAAACTACAGTTTTTTTTAAAAACGGCAGTTTTTGCCGGCCCTATACGGGCCGATATGGTTTTGCGATACCGGCGGCGGCTGCCTTGCAATATTTTGCCCAATATGCGCGATTTGTTTCTATAGTCGCGATGGCTTCGCCATAGCTTACAGCAAGGGCAGGCGCTTGCGCATAGGCGCGGAAAGCAACGTTTGCGGTTCCTTGCACCTTATTGCAAACATCGCACAAGCGAACAAAATTTTCTAAAACCATTGCGCCGCCATTGGCTTCAGAAACTAAGTGACCAGCTTCGCGAGCGTCACGGGTTCCACAAGCTGCGCAGCAATCAAAACGCGCGAAAACTTCGTTGCGGATTTTTGCAGGGATTCTTGATTTTTTAGCCATTTTAAATTCCTCCTATACATATAAATATAGGCATATTTTCGCATAATACAAGGGCAATAACGCATTTTTTTACACTTTTTTTAAAAAAAATTGTTTTGCTTTAAAATCAATAGGTTAGCAGATTTTTAGAAAAAAAGCTGAATATGGGCTTGAAACTCGCAAAAATATGCTTATATTAATATTATGACATTTACGAAAGGATTTAAAATGTTTGGATATATTGTTCGCGAAACTGAAAAAGCTGTTGCCTTTGTTCAAGAGGGCAAATTTGCGGGCGTCGAAGTCAAGGCGCTATGGGTTCCACGGTCTAAAATCAATTCTATGGTTGAGCGCGATAGCTATTCGCCAAGCATCCAGCTTGCCGGTGAAAAAATCCGCCGCTTTGGAATTCCAACGGATCTTGAAATTGATCCAGCATTTTTAGAAAAGATTGGGGTTTAATATGAAAATTGCAAAGCGTAAACCCCAAACACCGCAGCCCGTAAAAAGGGCTGACGGTTCATGGTTTGTTCCATCTCGCCGTTGTTCATCAACAATCAACAATAAAATTTCTAGCAGCTTTAAAGGGGTTAAAAAATGACCGATCTAGATATTATAAAGTATCACCTGGCTACAAAAGAGTTTTGGTTAGGTATAGTTGTAACTCTACTAGGTACGCTTGCAATATGGGTAGCAGTACAACTTGCAGCTGAGTTCTTGTAAAAAGCGTGCAAAATCAATAGCTTAGCGGCAGGGCCGCCCCGCCCGCTAAGTAGTTGATTTTAAACAGTTTTTTTAGGGTTGCAAAGCAATTAAAACTATGCAATAAACTTATATAAGATAACAAAGGAGAAAATCTTATGACTACATTTTACACCGCTGGAAAAGTTTGGCACAATAAAAAATTTCAAAATCTGCGTGATGATCTAGGATACGCTGTAAAAGCTCGCTGGATTGACCTAGAAAATGAAAGTGATTTTGTGCAAAATCAAAAAGATCAGCTCTGGAATTTGTGCTATGAAGATGTTCGGGATAGTGATTTCTTGCTGCTATACTGTGAAGATTTTAACGAAGAACAGCGCGGAGCGTTGGTTGAAATTGGAATGGCTTATGGTTGCGGCAAACCAGTATATGCTATAGGTAAGTGTGCAAGCATTGCTCCTAATGCAATCTCTGATGTTGCTTTCACGCATTTTAAAAACTGGACATGGTTAGAAACCACTGATCTAGTAGAAGGTGCGGATCAAGCTATTGCTATGCACGAAGGAAAGCAAAAGGCCCAGCGCCTTGTGAGCATGTTTAAAGATTTTAGAACTGTTGGAACAGTACAATCGGAGGTTGCATAAATGCCTTATATTCCCGTAGAAGATCGTTCACGCGTTGATGAAGCTGTAATGGATCAAGGGTGCCAATGGGTACCCAACAACGCCGGAGAACTAAACTGGCTAGTATCTAGCTTTATAAATAACTTTTTAGAGGTGCATGGTGTACGCTATGCGTATCTAAATGAAATGATGGGCGCGCTAGAGTGTTGCAAGCTAGAGCTGTATCGCAAGGTAGGTGCGCCTTATGAGGAAATAAAAGAAGCTGAAAATGGTAAAGCATATTCAGTTGA